GTGACGTCGATGCGCACCGAGACGGGCGGCACCATGAAGCGGGCCTGGCGGTACAGGTTTAGGTTGTAGGGCAGGATCCGGGCACGGATCCGGGTTTCCTCAAAGAGAGGCAGGGGCTCAGTAGGCTGATCCATCGCGATGCTTACCGTGAGACAACGGGGCATAGACCGAAAGGAGGTTGGTCCGGATGCACCCCTGCCTCCCCTCATGGAGGAAAGGAAGAGGGGGTGGAACTTGTGGGTCCCACCCCCTCGCTCAGTGGGGGTTTCGTCAGCCTGTCACTGGGACAGGAGCTTGGTCAGGAACTCGGTCTTGTAGATCCGGTTGGCGCTGTTGCCCTTGCCCTTGCGGTACTGGCAGCGCACGGTCGCGACGACCTGCGTGTCGGAGCCGAGGAGCTCGGTGACCTTCTCGATCGCCGCGGCCACGTCGAGACCATCAGCCGTTCCGACCTTGCTTCCAAGCAGGGTCGAGAGGTGACCGCAGAAGCGGTTGCGCTCGATCGTGAGGCCGGTGCGGCGGCCGTCCGACGTGACCTTGTCGGCGTCGTCCGGGAACGTGAAGGGCGCTCCGCCCCACACGAGCGGCGAGTCCGGGTTGGTCTCGTCGTTGAGGAGCTGGTACCGGAAGCGGAACTCCACCGCGGGCAACTCCAGCTGCTGGCCTTGACCGTCCGTGAAGCGGTACGACGCCTTCTCATTGATCTCGAGGGCGAGGATGTAGCAGTCGTGCTCGCCCTCCGCCGGCCACTCTCCGAGACCACCCACGCCCGTGTCGGGGTTGGCGTCTCCGAAGGCCTTCTTCTGAGCTGCGAACAGTGCGGACATCTTCTGATTTGCCATGACTTACTCTCCGTGAAATGAGCCAGCGTTACGCGCTGGCATTGTTGGTGTAGTGACGGACGAACTCATCCCAGCCGTTCTCTTCCGGGAGCTCGAACTCTCCCGCCATCTTGACGCGGTGCTTCGTGATGCCCGAGAGGGTCTCGGAGTCTACCGCGAAGAGATGCTTCTTGCGCTTTTCGGTGATCACCTTCGGCTTCAAGGTGACGGTCTTGCCATCCTTGACAATCGGTGGCTGCACGACCTCGCGCTGCTCCGTGATCCACTCGGACGAGATCGCGGCGACGAGCTCGAACAGCGGGTACAGGCGCTTGTAGAACCCGTCCGTGATCGTGAGCTCGGGCTTGAACACGTAGCGGTCGTCGCCGAGCGGAACCTTGGCGTTCACGACATGGCAGATGATGTAGACGCCGTAGCCGCAGCGGCGCAGCATGAGGCACGTGTCGATCACCATGTCGTAGAGCTGGTCCCACGCGCGCCGGCCGTCCATGTCTCGCCAGTCGCCCTTGTCGTTCGAGCGCGTGATCCAGTCCTTGAGCAGGGGGATCCACGTGCCAAGCGAATCGAAGATGACGGTGGCGGGACGTGGCTCGTTGTTCTTGGCGAGGGCGACGAGGATGTCGAGCTTCGCCTTGACCGCCTCCCACGTGAGGACGAGGGGGCGGCCGTCGACGTCGATCGCCTGGCCCTGCGGGTTGATGCCCGGCCAGATGATGGCGCGGGGATTGCCGAGGGTCGAGGTCGAGTCCATGTTGCACACCCAGGCATCGGGGTGCGAGTGGGCGAACTGCGACTTGCCTTCTCCCGGCAGACCGCAGAGGAGCCCGAAGAGCTTGTCGGGCGGATGGACCATCCGCACACCTTGGAACCCCAAGGTCGGGTACCGCTGCTGCGGCAACTTTCCTGCATGCATCGTGACGGACATCTGATCTCCTTACTCGCTGAAGCCGGGCATGGGAACGTTGGCGAACATGCCGCCCGGCGGGGCCATGTTCGTGAAACCCGGGAAGAGGGTCTGACCCGGAACGTCGATCGGAGGAGCGGACGTGTCCGGGCCAGGCCCGAGGTCGATCATCGCGGGCTCAGGGCGCGGGACGACCGGTGCTAGACCCACGAAGAGCGTCTGCTTCTTCGGGGTGATGCCGAGGACGTCGAGCCAACGGAGCGCGCGGGTCCGGTTGAGGGTGAACCCCCACTGGTCGCGGAACTCCGAGCAGACCTCCTGCATCGACGAGCACTTTGCGCAGAGCGGAAGCAGCTTGGGGCCGATGACGAGGCGGATGTACTCCTCCTCGAACATCAGACTTGGGGCGCGGGTTCGAGACTTTCCACGAGACCGTCGAACTCGTGCGGTTCCGGAATCGCCGGAAGATCGCCGGCGTCGCGATGCGCCACGAGGAACTGCCTGCTGTTCACCAGCGCCGGCCACTCCTTCGGCTCCGTCAGGTAGAAGGGACTGTACTGCGCCAGCTTGGCGCCCATTCGGATCGAGTCGATGTTCTTCAGGAAGTTGCATGGGTTTGCCTCAAGGGTTGCCAAGTTGTAGATCATGGCAACACGGGAAAGATAGTCGTTGCGCCAGTCCCTGTCAAGCATGACCGACGCATGCGTGTAGGAAAT